GGCCGATGTCAGGGTCTTAAGGGGTTAGTAATAACTCTAAAAGCCTTGAATACATCATTGGCCCAATCCATAGCGAGAGATCTCGATTCCTTTCCGACGACTCCTAGAGTCAGACGAGGGATGTTGGGACTTCCTACTGTTATACCCGTTCTTCATCGAAGACGAATAGCAGCTGGGGATATCCTTATCATACGATACTGGTTTACCCTATTCTCTATTTATAGAGTTATAGAGTTTCCAGGAAAGTTATCGTTTTCTTCAATCACCGATTCAGGTAAGGATCTTTCGAGATTCTTGCCCGACTGGTCTAGATTTTCTAGCCAGTTCTGGAGAAAACTTGTTAAATTACAAGCTGTAGATGAGGATGACTTAAAATCACCTCTTTCTCTACTATCTAGATTTCGTGTTTCACCTTTTCTCATTCCGAGGTCAACTCCGACGAATGATTTATATCTGTCTACGTCACCATTTGGTATAATTCGTACAGCTATAGCTTGGTCCAGATCAGATCTATATCCTTTCTTTAAAGATTGGTTATTGATGACCCGAAATACGAGATTCCTCAATTGGTTGGAGGAATTTAGTAAAGTAGCGCCTTCGTTGTTAACGGAGGAGGCATGTGATGTGCCTACTGATATTGGTAAACTAGGTTTAAAAGATGAACCTGCGGGTAAAATCCGTGTGTTTGCTATGGTAGACTGTTTCACGCAATGGGCAATGAAGCCATTGCATGATTACCTATTCGATATCTTGAAGGTAATCCCTCAAGATGGAACTTTCGATCAACTTGCTCCTATTAAACTTTTACAGTCTAAAGGGCACAGACGCTTTTGGTCTTTAGACCTAAGCTCTGCCACGGATCGATTGCCAATTCTCATTCAAGGTGCTCTCCTGAGTCGGTTGATAACCGCTCATGGTGCTAATCTTTGGATGAGCCTAATGGTAGGACGTAACTATGTATTACCTTCTAGGGCCATGGGTCCTGATCACGAAGGTGATCGATTTATACGTTACGCAGTTGGGCAACCTATGGGTGCTTTAACATCTTGGGCAATGCTTGCGATGACCCATCATGCTATAGTGCAGATGGCAGCAGCATTGTCTGGGCGGACTTCTGGTGATGATTGGTTTGAGGACTATGCTCTCTTAGGAGATGACATAGTGATTGCTGACCGGCTAGTAGCCGATACCTACCTGAAAATTATGGCAGGTTTAGGAGTTGGAATCCAACTTTCTAAGTCTGTCCATGATTCCTCGGGACGAGGGGTTCTAGAGTTTGCGAAACGGGTTTACTACGGAGGTTTCTCTGTAGGACCGTTAGCATTGCTCGAAGTCCTCTCTGCTGCTGGTTCATTGCCAGCGTGGTTGGAATTGGTACGTAAGTATCAACTATCCTTATCTCAAGGTTTAACTCTCTTGGGATTTGGATACCGATCCGTATCACGGATTAACCAATCATGGTCAGTATTACCG